TCCTTTCGTTTCAGTCAAATGACACTTAGGCCACAGCGGCTTCTGTTTCAATGAGTGCATCGCACTTGCGCACAGGGATGCCACGGAAGTTCGCCGTCATCACGCCATCGACATCGCTGTAGGTGAGTCCGCCTCCGGTAATCACGTCGTCTCGGCGTTGGATGTCCAACATCTGGAAACAGGTCCGGTTCATGTAGAACACGGGCCTCCCCATCTTGAGCGAGGGCACCCGATGAATCGCCTTAATCATCAGCTCGACCAAATCGGCGGCGGACGACTTGGCAACCAAGTTCGAGATGTCGATGTTCGGAATGCGGACCACGAAGCGCCAATCCTTGAGCGCGATGCCGCACTTCCACTGCCAATGATCCTGCAAGGCGACCATGCGGGTGCCCGATCCAATCCCGGTCGCGCTATTGATGACCACTTCCCCGCGATCCTCGTGGACCAGGCCCACCTTGCTGCCCTTGGGGTAAATGCCATGGATGGTCTGCGGTCCCCAGACCACCAACCAGATCGAGCTGTTGTCTGATCCAGACCCGGAGCCCGTAATCACGTTCGAGGCGTTTGTCGCCCCTGAAATGGCGCTGTAGCGCGGAGCGAGTCCCGTAAATTCCTCTGGGGACACGCCGCTATTCCCATAGAACAGCGTTTGCGCCATTTCTTGATTCATCGACTCGATGAACGCCGAGGCTTCCGAGAGCCGAAAGGCCCCCACGTTGCCATTGAGTTCCGCGAGGTCCCGGTCGACTTCACTCCAGGCTTCCAACATGCCCGTCTGCTCGTCAATCATCGCCGTGGTGGACTTACTGGTGGCGACGCCGCCGTTCAGCAGTCTCCAGGCGACGGTCGGGAGTCCCGTGCGGACGATGGTCCGGTGCCCAGTCGGCAAATTGCCTTCCATCCACTGCATATCGGTCAGGATTTCGTTGTGCTGCGACAGTAACTCGGCAATCGCAGCGGTTTTCCCCTTCGGATCGATGCGCTTCGCCCAATCGACCAGCGTGAGGACAGTGTTGCCAATCGTAGCCATAACGTCTTACTCCTTTTTCATCATTTCGCAGGGCCTTTGCCGTAAAACAGCTCTTCCAGCGACTTCTCGCGTGAGACGCCGCCGGACCCGCGTGCTTCCGTCACGCTGGGCGCGGTCTTGCCGGTCACGGGCACCACGGATTGCTGTTTGAATTCGTCCATAATCTTCGGTCGTAACTCCGCTTCGATTTTCGCGACCCATTGCGAGGAATCGGTGCCGTACTTGCCGTAGAACGTCTGTTCCTGGAGCACGCGCATGGCTTCGACCGTCGGTTGGGCGCTCTTTGCCACGCGGGCATGCAGCCACGGCTGCGCCTGCACGAGCGTTTTGTAGGGCGAGTCGTCGTCGTAGACCTGGGCCTTCACGGCCTCGGCCCCGAACAGGCCTTCCGCCACCGCTCGGCTCGCCGTTTCACGTCCCTTGAACTCCGCCCGCGCTTCGATTTCTGGCGCGGTCGGTTCCGCCGGCGCTTCATAGGTGCCATCGAGCTTCGCCTTCAGCACGCGGTTTTCTTCCGCCAACGTCTTAAACTCCTGCTTCAACGCCACGACTTCGCTGCCCAGTCGTCGCGCCGCTGCGGCATGGCCCTTGTCATCCGACGACTTCACTATGGTCTCCGTGCCAGTGGACACCGCTGTTTTCGCCGTCTCGGTGGAGGCCGACAATTCCTTTTCAGGAAGGGCGACAGTTCCAGTCTCCGTGGCAGGCGTGGCGAGGACTGAGTCATCCACCACTCCCGCGTCAGCGGGGGCCGTCTTGTCGTAGAACATCGACGCGAGGTCGGGTTCCACGGAGGCGGCGGCTGTCTCGGTCGTCGTGGGCTCAGTCGGGATCGTCGCAGTGGTCATCACAGTACTCCTTCAGCGGGCGGCAGTTCCGCACCACTGTCTGCGGTCGGTGGTTCCTGTTGTCGCTTCTCCAGTAATTGCTTGATCGCCATGCGGCCCTCAATCGCCGTTTGCATGGCGGAGAGATCCAGCCGGCCCCGTTCAATCGTGGCCCTGGTGCCTTCGCGCACTTGTGTCGAGGCCAGTTCCGCTTTGATCTTCGCGAGGAACGCCGGATCGGCGTCCTTGCCCAACAGGTCCTTGGCCAATTCGGGGCTTTGGAGCGCCGTGAGCGCGTAATACGCTTGCATGGCGGGCGTGAGGTCGGCCCAGGTCATCGACAGGCTCATCTTCGGCGGCTCTGGTCCCTTCTGGCTCGCCTGATCCACCATCTGCATCAGGAGTTCCTTATCGCGGAACTCCGTCATCTGAATGCCCAGCTTCACCATGCCGGGGCCGAGGGTGGCGAGTTGCGGGAGCACGGTGAGCAGCATTTCCGCCTGTTGTTCGCGCAGGACCGCGTAGTCCTTCATCTCCGTAATGACAAGATCGTAGGTGCGTTCTTTCAACGCCTGGAGCGCCCCCTTCGTCATCTGCACCGTCCGCACCGATTTGGGATCATCCGTAATCTGAAACGACATTTCTTCGGTCATGTATTGCTTCATGTAGGCAAACGACAGGCGGGCTTTCATGAAGCGCGTGCGGCGCAAGTTGTTCTGGACCGGGGTAATGATGAGATTCCCCATCATTTGCTTGCGGGCGATGCCGGTGCCGGAGCGGACCTCCGACGGCATGCCCATCGACTCGTTGCCCTGACCGGACACGCGCCGGATCGCGTCCTTATCTTCCTGGAGCAAGGCGAGTTGGGCTTGCCCCATATCGAGATTGTCCTTGAAGATGATTTTCTGACCAGAAATCGCGCCATCGCGCACTTCGATCGCGCCATCCGGCTTGGCGTTCTCGTCTTGTGCGGCGTCCACGTCTTCGAGCGCGCTCTTTTCGTAGATGATCTGGCGGTTCGTCATGAAGGCGAGCGACTTACTCTCGCGCTTATTGATCGCTTCGTTGATCGGGACCAGGCGGCTGCTGATCGGCAAGGGGGCGCCATTCTTCCGAATCCCCGAGTAGAACGGCGTGTACGGGAAGAGGTTCGTGTGATGGGCGGAGACATCGTGATGAATGAGCAGGTCCGCGAGGAACACCCCCGTATACATGCGGTCCTGGTAGCTCGCCTGCGCGGAGACGCGGCTGCCGAGTTCTCGCACGATCTCACGGGAGGTCTTGGAGTCGAGCGGCACAGGAATCGCCAGCACGCCGTCCGCCGTGAACAGGTGGTAGACCTTGACCTTGCGCTTGTACCAGACCTCGAACGGACGACAGCGTTTCCGCGTCCCGACCCCGGCGAAGGACAGCGAGGACAGGGTGCCGGTCAGGGCTTCATTCTCCAGCGACGACGCGACCTGATTCGGGAGCGGGTAGGCGTTGGCGATCGGACCGGCCTGGATCTCGCGGATCTCGTCCTCCTTCTCCGGAAAGAGTTGGACCAGATCCTCCAGGTCCATCCAGGAGCCTTCGCAGATATATTTCGCGTCCTCGTTCGGGTCGTAGCGTGTGGCATAGGGATCTTTGAAGATGTGATAGGGATTGACGTGCCGCACGCACTCATACGGCTGCCCCATCTCGTTCGTCTTGATGTACGACTTGAGCCAGCCCACCCCGCCGATCAAGCCATCCCAGGCGAGGTCTTGTTCCTCAAATTCAAACTGATTCTGTTGATCGTTCCACCGAAGATAGTCTTGCGCGAGCGCCCCCACGGCATCGTCCGCCGGGGTGTTGCGCCCCAGGAACGTCGCCACCTGGCGCGTTTGAATAAACTGCCCGGCGATCCGCTCCATGATCGGCGCAATTTCGTTGCGCTTCGTGGGCGGCTGGCCGCGCTCGGCAAACTCCGTGAGTTCCTCGGCGGTATAGAAATCGTTTTCGATATATTGGTAATTGAGCGAGGATTCGGCTTCGTAGAGGGCCCGCACCGGATGGGTCGCGGCTTCCACGACGAACCGCTGGAGGCGCTGGAGATTCTCCGCGTCATCGCCCTGACGGGCCTGGGTGACGAGGAAATCAAGCTCGGGATTGCGGTCGGTAACGGGGAAGTGGGTGGTCGTGGTGGCCATGAATCGCGGGAGGCGTCATGGCCGCTGGGTTCTCAGATGAGAGTGGGGGGGCCGTCCTCACTGTGACCTATCATTTCCGTCTCAGGATGTCAAGGGCATCGAGCAGCGCCGAGAGTTGCATGTACGTCCCTTTGATTTTCATGTGCAGATCCTTGAGGGTTTGGAGCTGCGGCGCGGTCAACGTCTTCTCCTCGTCCTCACGGTCTGTGGTCATCGCACCTTCCAGGACACCGGCTGTCTCCGGACCCGCCGCTGCCGCCGGAGCGAGGCGGGCATCCGCGAGCAGCGATGTTGATAGAGAAACCAGGCGATCGCCAAGGCGTCGAGTTTATCCGGCGAACTCGCCAGTGGCGGACAGCCGGGAATGCCTGAGCTACTCCCTTTGCCTTGCACCTTGATTTTGCCGTTCACCTCCGCCCATTTGATACTCGTCAATTGGCCAATCAACTCGTCATCGACCACGGGGTCGCCATGGGGCGTGAGCAGCCGGAGACTGATCCGGCGCGTCTCCACGAACGCCTCCCGTAACTCCCAATAGAGCTGATCGCGCAGCCGATGAAAGCGGGACGGGTCCAACGGCAGTTCACTCACGTCGATCCCGGAGACCCCGGAGACCTTCTGCACGTCGGTCAACATCTCGTACACCCCGCGTCCAATCCCGATGACATCCACCCCCACCACGATCTGCGTGTCCGGCTCCAAGCCCAGCACCTCCGTCCGCACCTGCGCCGCCACGAGCTCGGCCAATTCCGTCGTCTTCTTGTTCTGCCAACTCTGGAGCCCCACCAACAGCGGCCCCCGGAGCGTGAGCACCACCGAGGCATCCCCGCCGTTCGCCCCCGCCACATCCACCGCAATCGCCAAGGGATCGCCCGGATGCGTCTCGATCACCCGCTCCGTCGCCGCCATCGCGTCTTCATACCCAATCAAGGTATCCGAGGCCTGCTTGGGCGGGAGGCCGTCCACGCGCACCCGCACAAAGTCCGACGTGTCCCCAAACTTCCGAATCAACACGTCCTGCGCCTCGGCGTTGAACCACCCGAACCGCCCCGGCGACGCCTGCTTCTCCGCTTTGAGCGTGCGGCCCGACCACTGGAGACAGACCCAATCGCGCCGGTTCACGCCCTGGCTGTCCGCCGCAAACCCGGTCCGCCGCGTCGGATTGAAGATCAATACAATCAAG